TAATGAAAATTTAGGAGTAAACTTATTTGAAAATAAACCAAGTTTTTTACCAGAAACAAAAGAAGAACTTGAGCTTCACATGCAACTAACTTATAAACAAAATGTTGAAATTGCAGAAGAGCAAGCAATAAATGTTTTATTAGAAGGTAATAAATATGATCTTACAAGAAAAAGAGTTAATTATGATTTAACTACTATAGGTGTTGGCGCTGTTAAAAACAGGTTTTCAACCTCTGAAGGCGTTATAGTAGATTATGTTGATCCGGCTAATATGGTTTATTCTTACACAGAATCACCTTATTTTGATGATATATATTACGTAGGTGAAATAAAATCTGTTCACATAAACGAATTAAAAAAACAATTTCCTAGCTTAACAGATGATGATTTAGAAAGTATTAGTAAAACTTCGTTTCAAAATAACGGATTTTACGATAGGACAATAACTAACTATGATGAATCTGATTCTAACAGTGTTCAAATACTGTATTTTAACTATAAAACCTACATGAACGAGGTTTATAAAGTTAAAGAAACAGCTACTGGTGCTGAAAAAATAATAATTAAAGACGATCAGTTTAATCCACCAGAAGAAATACTTGAGCAGTATGGTATACAAAAAGTTGGTAGATCTTTAGAAGTTTTATACGAAGGTGTTTTAGTTTTAGGTACAGATAAGTTACTTAAGTGGGAAATGGCTAAAAATATGCTACGGCCAAAAAGTGATTTTACTAAAGTTAAAATGAATTATAGCATTTGTGCACCTCGTATGTACAAAGGACAGATTGAGTCATTAGTTAGCCGTATAACTGGTTTTGCTGATATGATTCAATTAACTCATTTAAAGCTACAGCAAGTATTATCACGCATGGTACCAGATGGCGTTTATTTAGACGCTGATGGTTTGGCTGAAGTTGATTTAGGTAATGGAACTAATTATAACCCACAAGAAGCTTTGAATATGTTTTTTCAAACAGGTTCTGTAATTGGTAGATCATTTACTCAAGAGGGTGATTTAAATCCAGGTAAAGTACCTATTCAAGAAATAGCAAGTGGATCTGGTGGTAATAAAATACCGCAGCTTATAAATACATATAATTATTATTTACAAATGATTCGCGATGTCACTGGTCTTAACGAAGCTAGGGACGGCAGTACGCCTTCAAAAGACGCTTTAGTTGGCGTTCAAAAACTAGCGGCCGCTAACTCAAATACAGCAACAAGGCATATATTAACTAGTGGTTTGTTTATAACTTCAGATTTAGCAGAAAATCTTTCATTAAGAATATCAGATATATTAGAATTTTCACCAACAAGAGAAGCTTTTATACAACAAATAGGTGTTCACAATGTAGCGACACTAGACGAGCTTAAAGAACTTCATTTATATGATTTTGGTATATTTATAGAACTACAACCAGATGAAGAAGAAAAAGCTGTTTTAGAAAACAATATACAAATGGCAATAGCTCAAAAATCTCTAGATTTAGACGACGCTATTGATATTAGAAACGTTAAAGATTTAAAATTAGCTAATCAACTTTTGAAACTAAGAAGAAAGAAAAAGTTTGAAAGAGATCAACTAGCGCAACAACAAAATATACAAGCTCAAGCTCAAGCAAATCAACAGTCTCAACAAGTTGCTGCTCAGTTAGAAGTTCAAAAACAAAACGCTTTGACTCAAAGTAAAATTCAGTTAGAGCAAGCAAAGTCTAATTTTGAAACAGAGAAATTAATAAGAGAGGCTAATTTAAAGAAAGAACTTATGTCTTACGAGTTTCAGATTAACATGAAGCTTAAAGAAATGGAATCCAAGGTTGTTTCCATGAAAGACGAAGTTAAAGAAGATAGAAAAGACGAAAGAACAAAAATACAAGCAACACAACAAAGTCAATTAATAGCACAAAGAAAAGACAACTTACCACCGAAAAATTTTGAATCATCTGGAAATGACGTAATGCAAGGTGGATTTGGTTTAGGTTCTTTTGAACCCAGGTGATTATAGTAATTAACAATTATATAATATTTTATCATGAAAAAAGAAGAAAAAAAACTTGTTCAGCAAGAAGAGGTTAAAGATGAAAAAACTCTCAACAATCCAGTTGTTCAAGACAACGAAGGCACAATTAAAGTAGATTTATCAAAATTAAACAAAAAACAAGAAGATGCCGTTCAAGAACAAAGCGCAGATGCAAGCGATGATACTATCGAGCAACCCCAAAACGAGGGAAGTAGCAAAGAAGTGGTTGAAGAAGTACAAGACACCGTTCAAGATGAAGAGCAGCCAGTTATTGAAGAAATAATTGAAGAAATAATTGAAGAAAAGGAGCAAGAGCAAGCAGAGCAGCTTAAAGAAGAAGTAGCTGAAGCTGTTGCTGAACAAAAAGAAACAGGTATTGAACTCCCTGAAAATATTCAAAAAGTTGTAGACTTTATGAATGACACGGGTGGAACCTTAGAAGATTATGTAAAGCTAAATACTGACTATGCATCTCTAAGTGAATCACAACTTTTAAGAGAGTACTATGAAACAACTCGTCCTCATTTAGAAAAAGAAGAAATTGACTTTTTAATGGAAGATAATTTTTCATACGATGAAGAGCTTGATGAAGAAAGAGATGTACGTAAAAAGAAAATAGCTTATAAAGAAGAGTTAGCAAAGGCTAAAAACCACTTAGATGGATTAAAGTCTAAATATTACGAAGAAATTAAAGCTGGATCAAGGTTAAATCCCGATCAGCAAAAAGCAGTTGAGTTTTTCAACCGCTATAATAAAGAAAATGAACAATCAAGTAAAATTGCAGAACAACAAAAGAAAACGTTTTTAAACAAAACAAACGATGTTTTCAACAATAATTTCAAAGGTTTTGAATACAATGTTGGAGACAAAAAATATCGTTTTAATGTAAAAGACGCTGAGAGTGTTAAATCTAGTCAAAGCGACATTAATAATTTTGTTAAGAAGTTCTTAAACGATAAAAATGAAATGTCAGATGCTTTAGGTTATCACAAATCTTTGTTTACCGCTATGAATCCAGATGCAGTAGCAAAACACTTTTACGAGCAAGGTAGATCCGATGCTATAAAATCAAGTGTTTCTAATGCTAAAAATGTAGATATGGAACCGAGACGGGGCCATGAAAAAACTACGACTTCAAATGGTTGGACAGTAAAATCTGTTAATGGACTTGATACTTCAAAGTTAAAAGTAAGAATAAAAAAATAACAACTAAAAAATTAAAATTATGGCAGCAGGTGATTTCGCCGGAACAGGCGCACAACTTAACCATCTTACCCCAAGACCCGTAAAAGGTTTATTTGGAGACAATTACCTATCTTTATCAGATATGGCGTTTACTTCTCAATTCCTACCAGAAGTATACGAAAAAGAAGTAGAACGCTACGGCAACCGTACAGTTTCTGGATTCTTAAGAATGGTAGGAGCAGAAATGCCTATGGCTTCTGACCGAGTTATTTGGTCTGAGCAAGGGCGTTTACACATCGCTTTTGATGATTGTACAGTAGCTAACGGTAGCCCAACAACAACAGTTTCTTTTACAAATGACGCAGCTGGAACAGCAGGTGCTCAAAACGCAGCTGAAAAAGGAAGTTTAGTAGGAGTAGGTGCTACAGTAGTTATATCAAAAGGAGTTAATACAGTAAAAGCTAGAGTAGCTACTTCACCTGGAAACGGTACTATTACCGTAGCTCCTTATGGTGCTGGCAACTTAAACACACTTGGAAGTGGAGCTTTAACAGGCGTTAAACTTTTTGTCTATGGATCTGAGTATAAAAAAGGTAGTGGAACTGGTGTTGCTGGTAATATTGGACCAGTAAATTCTATTGACGCTCAGTTTACCAAATTTGAAAACAAACCAATTATTTTACGTGATAAATATAACGTAAATGGTTCTGATGTTGCTCAAATTGGTTGGGTTGAAGTTACTACTGAAGCTGGAACTGGTGGATATCTTTGGTATTTAAAATCAGAGCACGAAGCTCGTATTCGTTTTGAAGACTATTTAGAAATGTCAATGGTTGAAGCTGTTGTTGACAATGGTACTACAGCTAACTCGGCTGGAGCTGCAGGATTTAGTGGTTCCGAAGGTTTATTTGCCGCGATTGAAAGTAGAGGTCTTGTTTACAATGATCCTAATTTTGGTGGCACTGGATCTGGTGAAGGTGTTGCAGAGTTTGACACTATACTAGGTGAGCTTGATAAGCAAGGAGCTATTGAAGAAAACATGCTTTTCTTAGATCGTAGTACTTCTTTGTCTATCGATATAATGTTAGCTAACCAAAACAGCTACGGAACAGATGGAACATCTTATGGTGTTTTTGAAAATTCCGGAGATATGGCTCTTAATTTAGGATTTAGCGGTTTTAGAAGAGGATCTTATGATTTTTATAAAACAGACTGGAAATACTTAAACGATTCTACAACTCGAGGTCTTGTTGACAACGTGTTAGGTGTTTTAGTGCCAGCTGGAACTTCTACTGTTTATGATCAGATGTTAGGTCAAAACATTCAAAGACCATTTTTACACGTTCGATACAGAGCTTCAGAAGCTGATGATCGTCGTTTAAAGTCTTGGGTGACTGGATCTGTTGGAGGAAACTTCTCATCTGACATCGACGAAATGAACGTGAACTTCTTATCAGAAAGATGTCTTTGTGTTCAAGGAGCAAACAACTTTATCCTTTTCGGTAAAGACTAATTTAAACATAGTGTAATTATTACCCTCGTTGTATTTACGGGGGTAATTATTACCTTTATTAACTATTTAATTTTATTATATTATGGCTAAAAAAGTCAAAGCAGAAGAAACTATTGAGGTTGCGCCTCAAGTGATTGCAGCTGAAAAAAAAATTGCAGCACCAAAAAAACCAGAATGGGACTATAGAGATAGATTATATACTTTAAAAAATGGAAGAACCCCTATTATATATAATATAGCTTCTAAACATTCTCAAAGAAAATCTTTGTTATGGTTTGACGAAGAAAAAGGCATTCAAAGAGAGCTAAGATATGCTACTAATCAAAACTCTCCTTTTGTAGACGAACAAAAAGGAGCCGTTACTTTAGGTAGAATAGTTTTTAGAGACGGTCAACTAGCAGTTCCAAAAGAACAAGTTGCTTTACAAAAACTATTATCATTATATCACCCACTTAAAGACCAACTTTATGAAGAGTACAACGCGGTTGAAGAGTCTATTGATGATCTTGCTTACATGGAATATGAGTTCCAAGCTTTATTATCAGCTAAGCAAATGGAAATAGAAGAATTAGAAGCTATTTTAAGAGTTGAGTATGGTAGTAGAGTTGATGATTTAACGTCAAGTGAGTTAAAAAGAGATGCTTTTTTGTTTGCTAAAAGAAATCCTTTTTTGTTTTTAGAATTAGCTAATGACGAAAATGTAGAACTAAGAAACGTTGGAATAAAAGCAACAAACGCTGGTATTATAAAACTTTCTCAAGATCAAAGAACTTTTACATATGGTGAAACTAGCAGAAAACTAATGACTGTTCCTTTTGATGAGCATCCATATTCTGCACTCGCCGCCTTCTTTAAAACAGATGAAGGTATGGAAGTTTACAAGCATATAATTAAAAAATTATAAGTCACATTATAGTAGCTAGGCCGCTGTAATAGTGGCCTAACTATTATAAATAAAAAAAACAAATGGCAATAAGCATAGATACAGTATATCAAAAAGTTTTAGCTATATTAAACAAAGAGCAACGTGGATATGTTACCGCTCAAGAATTTAATCTATTTGCTAATCAAGCTCAATTAGATTTATTTGAGCAATACTTTTATGACATTAATCAATTTGGAAGATTACCTGGAAATGACACAGAGTATTCAGATATGTTAAATATTTTAAATGAAAAAATAAGTCCATTTGAAACTACTAATAATTTAAATTATAACTCAACTGATAATTATTTTCCATTACCTACTGATTTATATAGATTAGGTACTATCATATACAGTAACACTACAACTGACGGTTTTGGCACATCTACAACAGAGCAAATAGAAGCTGAGAGAGTTGCTAAAAATGAAATTTTATATATCAACTCATCTCCACTTACAAAACCAAAAAATACACGTCCTATATACACTCAAAACACGTCTGGAATCAATGTTTATGGTGATTCTGAATTAACTTCTAATGTTAAGTGTAATTATATTAAAAAACCATCTACTCCACAGTGGGCATACCAAATTGTTTTTGACGAGCCGCTTTATGACGCTGCTAATTCAGTTGATTTTGAATTAAATCCATCTGAAGAAACAGAACTTGTTATTAAAATATTAGAAATGTCTGGTTTACTAATTAAAGATTATAATTTATATAACGTAATTAATCAAGAAGAAATAGAAACTATACAACAAGAAAAATCTTAATAAATGGGACTAATAAATTATACTAATGAGCAATATTATCAAGGACCAGATGGTGTTTGGAATAGTTTAGACGAAGATTACGGTAATTATCAGTTTATATCGTTAAAAGATATTATAAATAATTTTATTATTTCTTATGTAGGTGAAAACAAAATTATAAGTAAAATAAAAAGAACTGACGTTGCTTTTCACGCACAGCGAGGTATACAAGAATTTAATTTTGATATTCTTCCTTCATTTAAATCACAAGAAATAGAAATAGGACCTCAACTCTATATGGTTCTACCTCAGGATTATGTTAATTACGTAAAGTTAACATGGTCTGATGACAACGGTGTTGAGCATATAATATATCCTGCAATAAAAACTAGTGATCCTTTGCCTATAATACAAGATAACGACTACGAGTATACTTTCGATAATAACGGTGAAATAATTTATGCTCAAGATTCTGAGACTTGGAAAAAATTTAAATCAAAACCTCATAACCAAGAGCACTTCAAAAATACAAATAACAGTGATTTAATGGCTGAGCACTTTTTAGGTAGAAGGTACGGACTTACTCCTGAAAACGCTCAATCAAATGGAGTGTTTTTTATAGACCAAATAAAAGGTTTAATACGTTTTAGCTCTGACATGGTAAACAGAGTTGTTACTTTAAAATATATAAGTGACGGTTTAGCTAAGGACGAAGAGATGACAGTTCATAAATTTGCAGAAGAAGCTTTATATAAGTATATAGCTTATGCTATTTTATCAACTAGATCAAATACACCAGAATATATTATAGCAAGGTTTAAACGTGAAAAACAAGCTGCTAGACGAAATGCTAAATTAAGATTATCAAATATTAAAATAGAAGAAATTACGCAAGTTATGCGTAATAAATCCAAGCAAATAAAACATTAATATATGCCAGAATTTATCCATACCTTCCAATCAGGAAGAATGAATAAAGATCTTGACGAGCGATTGATACCAAATGGTGAATATCGTGACGCGCTAAATTTAGATTTAGCAAACTCAGATGGATCTAACGTAGGTACTTTGCAAAATGTAAAAGGAAATATAGAACAAAGAAGGTGTGATGGTTGTTCTGACAATTGGAGTTCTGATTATATAGATGAGTTGTCTAACCCTGTTGTAATAGGTTCTATAAGACACGATAAAGAAGAAAAAATATATTGGTTTATAGCTTCTGACAACATTAGCGCTATAGCTGAATATGATCAAAAAAACAATATAGTTGAACCTGTTTTAGTAGATACTAATAATATTTTAAAGTTTTCTGAAAGCTATTTAATTACTGGTATAAATATATTAGATAAGTTTTTGTTTTGGACAGACGATCAAACTGAGCCGAAAAAAATCAATATAGATAAATTTAAGGCTGGTTCTTGTGATTTTGTAACACACACCAAAGTGGGTGAGTGGAATCCATCTCAAAATAATTACGTTCAAGTAAACTGCTCTGGCACGCCTTCTATACAGCCAAATTTCGTTGAAGCAGATATAACTGTTATAAAAAAATCCCCATTAAACTCTTTAACGCTTGACAAAGCGGCTAGTAAATACGGCGCGGACATACCAGGTACTGGTGTTGATCCGTTAAGAACACAATATACAGTTTCTAATCAAGAAAATTTTACATACGTTTTATACACAACTTCAGCACCTAATGATTATATTCCTATAGATACTTATGGTCAATACCTAGCTAATATAGAATCAGATCCTGATTATTACGACGATTCTAGTTTAGGAGCTAACTGGAACGGTGAGATTACTTTTAGTATACTTTCACCTCCCAGCTACGGCGTGGATCCAGATACAGGCGATCCTGTTTGGCAAAACGGTGACATATTATCTTTAAATGCAGACCACGTAGATTTACTTGGTGAGCATTATAAGTATCAACTAAAAGTTCTTATAACCAACGTAAACGGAGATAATATAACTTGTCAAATACAGTCTATATCTTCTAGAATATTAAGATTTCAAGACAATAATCAGCAAAATGTACCTGTTATTTTTGATGTAGTTTTAGAAGAAAAAGAACCTATGTTTGAGTATGTGTTTCCTAGATTTGCATATAGATGGAAGTATATAGATAATGAGTATTCTTGTTTTTCACCTTTTACAGAGGTAGCTTTTATACCCAACAAGTTTGAGTACGTTTCTTCTGACGGTCATAATATAGGTATGACTAATAATATTAGAAAATTAATACTTAAAAATATAAACTGGGGCACTGAAGAGGTTTCAGAAATAGACATACTATATAAAGAATCTAACAGTAACAATGTTTATGTTGTAGACACTATAAAAAAAGTTGATTACACTCAAATATCTGCTACAGGTGAAACTTTAATTACAGAGTTTGAAATTAAAAACGAATTAATAGGCGCCACCGTAGAAGGCAATCAAATATTAAGACCATGGGATAACGTGCCTAGAAAAGCTAAGTCTCAAGAAATTGTAGGTAATAGAATTATATATGGAAATTACGTTCAAAACTACAGTGTAGATACAGTAGATCTTTCTACCGATATATCTAGGAAACCTCATCCCGCCAATACCGTGACAATAGAAGGTGGTTTATCAATAAGTAACGATGTATATATTGGAGATGCTGAACCTTCGTTAAAATCAATAAGAACATATCAAGTAGGTGTTGTTTATAAAGATCAGTATGGAAGAGAAACACCTGTTTTTAGTAGTAAAAATGCATCAAAATATATAGATATATCAGACTCTGATTCCATAACAAAGTTGCTTGTAAAACCAAATTCTGACGCACCTTCTTTTGCTACTCACTATAAGTATTTTGTAAAAGAAACTTCAAATGAATACTACAATTTAGCTTTAGATAGGTTTTATCCTGCAGAAGATGGAAATGTTTGGCTATCGTTTCCTTCTTCAGAAAGAAACAAATTAGACGAAGAGACTTATTTAATAATGAAAAAACAGCATGATAACAATAAAGCTGTAGAAACATTAAATAGATATAAAATACTAGCGATAGAAAATGAAGCTCCTGACTTTGTGGCTTCATTTGAATCTACTAAGTTTTTTGGGGCTGTAACTCTTCAAAACAATATTGAAATAGGTTTTATAACGTTAAGAGTTTCTTTAGTAAACAACACCGAAGACACGCGGAGAC